CAATTAAAGAATATAAGTTTGCACGAGTATATTCATAATCTTTTGTAATATCATTTTTGTCCACTTTTGGTGGAACTGGTTTTATTGGTTCTGACTCAACAATGCTACTTTCAATATCAAGTGCTTTGTCAATGGACTCATAATTATCTTTCATAGTTATTAAATATCAGTTTGACGAGTTGGACTATAAGTTTTACCGTCTCCTAAAAATTCCCATTCTTCGTCAAATCCAAAATTATCACCTGGCATAAGTAATGGTTTATCTGCAGCATCAACAACACCATCATTATTTTTATCAACCTTTGCAACAGGTTCAACTGTATATCTCATTTCACGTCTAGCAATACTTCTGTCAGTACTACTATACACATCAACCTGAACCTTACGAATGAGACCATCGCTGCTGTCTGCGATAGGACCAAACAGATATGTTTTTGCTGTAAAATTCAATGTGTGGATAAGTGCTCTTCTAGTATCAAAAGAACCTTCATAATCATCTTGAAAATTTACAGAATCTAGAATAATTGGAACATCTCTTTTTTCTCCAATTGATTCTACTAAGTCTATAGTAAGATTAAAATGTGGTTGAAAAACAGGTAATATTTGTTCTAAAATCTGAAGAGAGTCATCATTCAACTTAGAAAGAATGTTTAGTTGAAATCCAATATTATATGGAACAGGCATAAAAACCTTTTTTACCTTACTTCCATCATCACAAGTTTTAAAAGTCTGTACAAGACTTGACTTTCTTGTAGAATCATATGCAATGGATGTCATCTCAAATGACATTCTTGGTAGAGTAATCTGAACTGCTTTGTTCAATTCTGCTTGCTGTTCTAATCTTGCCAGAAACTTTTGGACAGGACCATATGCAAGAGGAACTTTTAAGTCACTAATATCATTACCACTTTTGTCTTGGTGGCGTACATGAATGTCGTTAAATAATGTTCCGAAAGATATGATTGTCTTTCTAACTATTTCGTGATAGTAATAAGTTCCTAGCATTAGAATGTTCCAAAGGGATTAGATTCAGTGAAGTCTAAGATATTATCTGCTTCAGATTCGAATATATCATTTTCACTATACTCATTGTATATATCATCTTGAGAGAAAGACTGTAATGGATACTCTGCTCCAGAGTCTTTTCCTCTAATAGTTTCTCCTGGGGAGAATCCACGTTGAGTAGAACCAATGCTGACATTAGATACTTTAAGTATATTTGTATCTTTATCCCAAGCTTTAACTCTAGCTTCGGTCTTGGATCTTTCTCCAACAATAACTTCATTGAAGAGATATGTTCCAAGACCACTAAGTGCTTCTGGATCTCCGATAGTAACTGTTGGTGCATTACTATATCCTCTACCTGGGTCAGCAACATAAATCGCTTTCAATACACTGTCACCAGCAGAATCGAGACCAATAGATGCAATACCAACAGCAGTGCTACTAATTCCACTTGCAGGAGGTGCTGCAACTGTTACTGTAGGTGCTGTGCCATATCCAACACCACCATCAGTAACACTGTATCTAATTACACCTTGACCAGTAGTTATAATGCTACAAGTTGCTGCAGCACCACTTCCACCACCACCAGAGAATGTGATAGTAGGTGCAACAGTATATCCAGCACCAGCATTGATGAGTAAAATCTTTTCAATAGATGTAACGCCAGATTTGGTTGTGAGAATTCCTATTGCTTCTGGAGTATCACCAGATTGATTTGTTGGTGATGTTGTAAATCCAATTGTTGGTGGTGAAGTATATCCAGAACCATCATTATTTAAGAATATTTCTTTAATATATCCACTAGTTTCTGTTCCTTGTATAATACCAATTGCAGTAGCAGTTTTACCAACACCAATTAATTTAAGGGTGGACAGAATACCCTCATCTTGAATTTGAGTGTCAATTTCAGGAATTGATGTATCAAGAACTTCATCTTCATATTCAAAGAGTTCACACTTTAATTGATAAACATAATTCTTTCCCAATTGGAAAAATGGATCTTCATGTTCTACGAACTTTACTTCAAATAACCTTTGTCCTAGAGGGAAATAAACTAAATCACCTTCTCTAGGTCTTGTTGGCGTTGGCAATTCACTATCTTCTGTTCCATCATCAATGCCTGCCATAAATGGGGCAATAAAATCTTCAAACCTTTCTTTTGAAATTGTAAGTATTAATTCATCTCTTATACTTACACCAAACTTTGTTAAGATATCTCCTGCACCACCATACCCATCATATGTGTTAAGATATGCCTCAATCGCAAAATTATCATCAAACTTAGACGACTGCACTTCTTCAATTACAGTCTTCTTATTTACAAATTTTCTTGGAATATATGTTACTTCTACACCATGAAATCTTAGGTGCTCATTAATTATATCCTGAACAAGTCTTTGCTCAGACTGTGTACCTTGGAGAAAAAAGGGATTAAGAGCCATTATCCAATAAAGTCTAAGGGTGGTAATTCATATTCAGACATCATTCTTGCTTTGATATCTGACAATTCGGATTCTGCTTGTTGAAGAATTTCTCCCCCGTTTAATTCAATTCCACCAGGAAGTTTTACTCCTCTAAACTTGCTGAGGTTTCTTCCCCACTGTCTCTTGATAAGTGCAGTAAGATATTGTTTCATCCAACTATCATTATAAATCTGAGTAAATGATTCAGGGTCTAATGCTCTATAGCATTCTAAAACCATAAACTCTCCTGCTGTTTGAGAACCCCAATCAATGTCAAGATATAATCTATCTTGTCTTTTGTTAAATCTAATCTGTTTATCTGGAGTTAATAAGAAATCAATATCTTCAAGATAACTCTTTGTCATTGCATATTGTAAGAGTTCAACTGAGTTGAAATAATATAAGTCATTCAGGAAAAGTTGATATTTGATACTAAACATTCCACCAGAAATACTATTAGTATCAAACTTAAATATTCTTTCAACACCAATAACAGAGTCTGGTACTTGAATAAAGTTGGATGTTTCGTAAAAACTTGATGTTGTTGTACCATATCCACTAATTGATGTGGATGTTGCCGTAGTAGTTACAATACCAACACCAGAAGTACCTTTTGCTTGACCACGATCTACATCGTCTTGTGTTATTTGATATTTTAAATACATCTTTTCAACGCCGTCATAGTGACGTTCGTTGAAATATTGAATGGCGTCATCAACTAGATCATCAATTTGATCATCATCCACGTTAATTTCTAAAACGGGAGCACCAAGTTGACGTAAGCAATAGTCAATTAAACCTTGTCTAGTTGATGGTTTTGCCATATTACTCCTGGACTTCTAACTTTGATTTTAATTGAGCATTTTCTTGCTTCAATTCTTCATATTTTTCACGAAAGTCTTGAGACAAAGTGGTAAGTTTTGCCTCAAGAAGAACATTTTGATTTGTTAATGCTGCTAATTTTGAATTATAAAGTTTAACAAGAACATTTACATCCACTTCACCTTGATTTTCCATATTATCAGAAAGTACCTCCATCAAGAGTATCGGTCCAATGTGGTCTATCAGTATATATCACACCAACACTACTAGGAACTACGGATAGATTTGCAATAAATCCATTATCACCTTCTTTTCTCAAATTATTTGTAGTATTGAAAGTTCCTTCAACACCAACAAGAGGAACTGTAGCAGCATTACTTACTGCACTTTCAACAACACCATATGCATCGCTAGTATCTTGTCTAACAATATCACCTTCTGCTAAAGTGACATTACTAGGAAGATTCAAGACTCTCTTCGTGATTGCAGTCATTACTTGCTTAGAAGCAGAAACTGCAGAAGATGGTGCGTTCGTTGAAGTCTGAAGACCATCAACGTCAAAATAAACCATTCCATTGTGATTAAAATCACCGGTCTGGTAGTAGATACCTTTGATATCTAAGTATCCTCTTGTTCCACTTACAAGACTATTTGCAATAGTTGCTTCTGGAATATAGGTCCAAGATCTGTTTGTTGCTCCACTTCCAACATTTCCTTGGTCAATATATCCAAAGAAACCAGTCTTATTGCCAGTGGTTCCACCACCAACTTGTGATTGACTGTCATTATATGCAAAAGAAATACCTCTATCGGTATTAGTATCAAATGCATGAGTAATAGTTAATTGAGTTGCAGTTGCAATACCAGAAATAGTGGCATCCTGCAGAGTAATAATCTTATTTGCAGTATCATATGATGAAACCGTATTTGCAGCACCTGCATTCAGACCTGCATTACCAGATACAATATCACCAGTATTGATACCAACAACAGAATCTAATCTGATAGTACTAACACCAGAAACAACCGTTGTCATTACGGTTCTTTCACTAGTTAAATCACCAATGTGAAAAATTGGATCATTTAGTGTTGATGTTGTAGAATTAATCGATGTTGTTGTACCATCAACTTGAAGACTACCTTTAATAATAACAGTACCCTCATTACTTAATCCATCAGGATACGGATCTAAGTATAGAGTGTCACTACTATCGGAGAGTGAAGATATGACATTATCTTGAATTTTGATGTCATCGATGACGGCACCACCTTCAAGATTGAGATTTCCTCCAACGTTGAGGTTTTTCTCAATACCAACACCACCCTCAACAATCAGAGCACCAGTATCTTTGGTATCAGACTCTGTTGCAATATTGATTCTTATATCAGCACCAGTAAAGGTTAACTGATTAACACCGTCTTCATCATATTCAATTTTTGCATCTTTATCATCACCAAATGACAGGAATGTATCGTCTGGGATGTGGACCTCACCAGAACCATTAGGATCGAGATCAATATCACCATCAGTGTCTGTTGATGAAATTACGTTTCCATCAATTCTTATATTATCTACGTTCCACTGATCAACTTTAAGTGAATCTGCTCCACCTAAACCACTATTTGATGATGGAGCAAGAACAGCAACAACACCATTATCTGAATTTCTTGTATTTTGAACACCCTGGATAGCACCTGGGGTGTGCTCCATCATTGAGGTGTAATAAAATCCACCTACTGGGTTGGCATTAGTACCATCATCTCCTAAGAAAATTCTGTCCTTATATTGGTTAGTTCCCCCATAACTACCAATACCAGTTACATATCCAAATTCACCCCACTGCAGGCTTGATGGTTTAGAAGTGCCTGAGGATCTTTTGATCCTAATAATACTTGCCATTTTAGAAGCTTCCTCCGTTGATGTCTAAATTCTGCGTCGCACCTGGGGTAAGCGTCAGCGTCGCATCCCATTTCTTTGTGCTGCTGTTATATACAAGAACCATGCCATTTAATAAGTTACTGGCATTAACATCACTCAGCTCAGCCAAAGACAGACCTTGAGCACCAGCAAGTGAAGAAATAACTTTTGTTGCTGGTTTCGCCCCTACTCTGACTTTAATTTCAGCCATTTATATACAGTTCAGGATTGTAGAAATATTTATATTCCTTCAAGTCCTAGTCCAGCAACTACTTCTTGCTGCTTCAAATAAAGTTTTGCGTAAGATTTTGCAATATCTCTCATTAAAGAAACACTGTCACAATTATCTAATTCATTTGCTATTTTTTGATATGCAAATTCTTTAGAAAGTCCACTCAACTTTATGCTATCTGGATCCATTAGTAAGCTCCCGTAGTAAGGATTTGATTTCTTCTATATCAGCCTTGATTGTATCAAGTTCCTCCTTTTCTGTCTGTTTCAACCGTTTCACTTTCATATAGTTATTGTAGTTACTTTTGTCGGTATTGACAATAGAACCAGTATTCCTGTCTCGGTACAAGTTTTTGTGTCCCTCAACAGGAATCAAGTCTTCATATTCTGGGTGTGGCATGTTATGCGAGTGCGATACATCTAAAGTCCTTCAGTTTAACTGGTGTGGACTCGTTAGTGGAAGAAGTAACAATCTTAATACTAAATCCATCAAATTGTTCCAGATTATTTACAGAGAATTGATATTCTGAGAAAGTTTCTGGATCATTTGCAGACATTTTAGCATCTGGTCTTCCACTATTTTTAACTGGATCAATAATTTGATCTCCATATCCATCACCGTCAGTATCTTTGGTATTATCAAAACCAGGGAATGGAACAAATGCTTGATCAATTTCTGCAGAATCTGACCTATGAAGTCTATAAAGAACTCTCATATCTGCAAACTCCTGTACACACGCTGCAACATAAACTTTCAAGCTAGTTGCAGGTTCTTCAAGAGATACCATTCTTGTAACAAAGGCAGTGCTATGAGGATCATTGTTTAAAGTGTTTGCTCTAGCATCGTTAACATAATCATCAACTGGATGGTTAATTTTATTTCTACCAAGAACCCAAGTTGCATTCTGAATATCCATTACTGGGGAAAGATTCTTATCTTTTGATGAAAAATCAACACGTAAAGTCAATGACTTATTTCTAGGCAGTGTTGTAAGTTGTTCTGTTTCATTAACATTTGATGCAACCAATCTAGGAGTATCAAAATGTTTTACTTTATTAATATTGATTGGTTCATAACCTTGATCAATGAATGAAACTTCATTTCCGCCAGCACTAGTTCCAGAAATGGTTCTTACTAACGCTTTAATTTTAGTACCTTTTCCTGGAGTAATATAATTAAACTGTGCGGTAAGAGAACTAAATTGGTAGTTTTGCGAAATTCCAACATTATTATTACCAACTGCCTTTTGTCCATTGAAGTTTATCATACTTCCACCAGCATCTCTACTAGAATATGAAGTACTTCTATTAAATCTTAAATGATAATGATCGATATTATCATTATCATCAACGTAGTAAGTCGCAGGCAAATCATGAGTTGTGTTAATTCTTCTCAAATTAACTCCACCAACTTCATATGGTTGAATAAAATCACTAGTATCATGTGCAGTTTGAGTTGTAGAATCAACTCCTCTCTTAACAATGGTTAAAGTACCAGCATTACCTGAAGTATTACTAATGCCACTATATTCAACAATTTCATTCGAAATTTTTGCATATCCGCCAGAAGTTGAGATACCTTCATAAGTAGCAAATGGTGTTGTATCTGCAACAGAAACAACAGTTGCATTTTTACCAAAATTAGCAGTTATTTTGACTTTCTCTCTATCTGGTTGTACATCAACAATTTGTATATCATTATTTGCACCATGATGTGCATGATTGTATTGAGTAATCTTCATAACATTGCCATCAAATCTATCATCAATTATTGATGATGATTCAACAACAAAGTTTGCAGAACCAGAAGTCTTGGAACTTAAGAGATAATCTGTAGTATAACGTTGAAGTCGTACACCTACTGGGAAGTGTTCACCCTGCACGTTATTCAGATACAGAGTACTGGTAACACCAATATTATTGACTGCGAAAATCGCACCACTACCTTTTTGAACATGTGCTGTTGTGATTCCTAACAAATCACCAACTGCATATCCTTCACCGCGAGTAAGAATATCAATCTCAGTAACTTCACCACTTCCATTTGTGGTTACTTTGGCAGTTGCTCCACTACCCTTACCAGTAAGAGTGTAAAGACTTACTAGGTCTGGAGTTGCACTAGCACTATATCCAATACCAGGATTTGCAATCTCTCCAGAATTTGTACCTAATACAAGACCACCACCAACATTCTCAATAAATCCATATAAATCATTATTACCATCAACTCCAACCATTGTTCCTGGAGTGAAGTTTGTAGAATCTGCTGCAGTAGAACCTTCACATCTTACTTTTAACTTTCTTGGAAGAAGTTCAATTGGATTCTTAGGAAGATCAGAGGAATTTGAACCCTTAGGTCCAATACCACTATTATATGCAATCAGTGTGCCTTTTTCGACAAACTCTGCCTTTCTGATTTTGAAAGTTAAATCTTGGTACTGATTAGGAGTCCAAATTGTACCATTTTGAGATTTAAATAGAGATCCACCAATGTATTGCTTAGCAACAACAACATTTTCTGAGTTAGGAAGAATTGCTGATTGAACAGTTTTCTGACCCATAGTTGCTGTCCACATCTCATACTTATCGGAAGCAGGTGCAAGAATAACAATTGCATATTCTCTATCCGCTTCAAGATATACTGGTGATGGGAATCTGACAGTTGTTGCTGCAGAAGCATCATTGGAGATTTTAATATCCTTAGGATTTAAAGCAATTTGTGTAAAATCTTGAACAAGGAGGTTTGTGGGAGTACCTAATTCTACTGTTCTAAGTTCAATAAAGACTTTCTTTTTAGGATCTTTCTTTGCAAAGAATAAGTCAAATGAGGTAAGGAATATTCCAGTACCATCAACAAGGAAAGTTTGTGCAAGAGGGTCTCTATGTGGTGCCTTAACAGTAACTTCAACCTTAGGTTTCTTTGCCTTTGGTTTGGGTGGATTTCTGACTTTAACAATATCTTGTTCTTGTGTAATAATAGTACCAGAACCACTATAACTACCAATAGCTTCTGATGCTTGTGTAGTAGAACCTGGAAGTGGTGTTACACCTGGAGGAACAGCAGTAACTTTTACTGTCTTAGTTCCACTCTTAACTTTTACTGGTGGTGCTGGTTTTTTATTTGGATCACGGAAGTGGAAACATGCTAAAATATCTCCCCAGTTATCACTAATTAATTCAAAGTTTTTAACCTTAGCAACAGCTCCACTTGTTTTACCTACAATTTTACAACCTTTTGTAATGTATCCATAAAAATTCTCTTTATTTGCTAACTTTTTAAGGTCAAAATTAAGAAGTTTAGAGGTAGCAGAATAATTTGATGGTGGTGCAGAACCATTCTTGTCATATGGATTGATGCTATATGTTTCATAAGTGGATGGATTGATAACACCCATCTTAGTGACTTGATTACCAAATTTATGATTTGGTTCTTTGAGCTTCATATGACCAATTTTCTTTCCACCTTTAAAAATATCAACTTTCTCATATTTCTGGAAAGTTCCAGACTGCATATCAATTTTAACCAACTTTGGAATAATATCAACTTGTTGACTATCTAAGAAGTGATAGTGCTTTGTATTTGGTTTCAGACCATTTGCAAGGAAGTATACTTCCCTAGAACGCATAAATGGATCTACAGTACTAGTAATTTTGACATTCTCAACATAATCAAATTCTTTAGATGGTCCTATAAGTTTTGGTTTATATGTGGTAGTCTTTGTGGTAGTTGTGGTAACGAATTTTCTAGTTTTCTTCTCATTTCTACCTTTGCCCTTCTTGTAGGTTACATATTCAACTTTTTGATCAACATCCGTATGAACAGACGCCTGTTGTATCCATTTAGCACCTGTAGATTCTGTTCTCTTATTATTAATATAAATTGTACGAGTCCAGTTGTCGGATGGTGGAGTTAATTGAATACCACCAACATAAACAATAACATTAAATGGGTTTACATTTTCAACATTAGTTGCATGTGGTTGATCTAAGAAATTAACCTCTTTATATGCAAGTGTAAGTAAATCTCCAGATTTCTGAATATTCTTATCAGATAATGGAAGATTTTCATCAAGATCATCATTTTCAACATCGACTGAAGGATCCCATCCGAGTTCCGCATTAATAGACCAGAACTCAACGGGTGAAATACCCATATTTTGTTCTGAGTTAATGTCTAGTCTAGTGTATTTTGGATCTGCAAGAGACTTATCTTTAAAGTCAGAAACAATAAATCCTGACTTAAATCTATTCAATCCGTTTGCATCCGTAACTTCTAACGTAGCAGTGTTAAGTTCAAGAAGACTTAAAGAAGTAACTTCCTCAAGATTTTCAATTCTTTCTTCAAGTTTCGCAATGTCTCTCATTGTGAATCTTCTGTTGTCTCTCAACAGAATTCCCGCATCTTTAGTAGGATTAAAAAGATATGCTGGATATGCAATAAGAGCAACTTCCATTGCATCATCTGCAAGATCTGGTATTTGAGGATCTTCCGCTGGTTCTCCTTGAATAACTTCTACCTGACCAAGACGATTAATTGATACTAAATCAACTCTAGGAAGATAGTAACTAAGACCAACTCTAGTAGTTTCTTCTGGTGTGACAACAAATCTATAATTTGTTGAAAACTCTCTTGCATCATAAGTAAATGGAGACATTGTTGCTGCTGATGCATCAAAATCTCTTACTCTTGGTCTAAAGTCAAGAAGATCAGATACTCTGGTACCATTTACTACTGATGGAATGTCGCTCTTATATCTGTCAGCAGTATAAGAATTAACTGTGAAGACATCTCCACCGATTGTTGAACCAGCACTTACTCTATATTGATTGTAGATAATTTGCAATTGTTTTGTTGGAATTGCAAATCCATCTCTTCTTCTAATACGTGAATAATCTACAATTTGGTTTGTATTTGCTTTATCAAGAAAATAGTTATCAGTTCTATCAACGTAACTACCAGGCGTGGTTTCTTGAATCAGTAAATTTAATGATGAACTCTTAAATAGAACTTCTTCACCAACTGCAAAATCATTATCATTGAGAGGAACATATTCAACGGTGGTTGCAGTAACATTTACAACTTGACCAATTGCTCTACTATCTTGACCTACAATTTTTTCACCAATAATTACACTTTGATCTAAAGCAAGACCAGTTGCAAAAGTTAAAGAATCTAAAACTGGTGCGGCATCATTAGTTGATTCATACACTGCAACAACATTAACAACATCTGCAGTATTCAGTGAAATCTCCTCATCTTCAATTCTCAATCCATAAAACTTACTTGTAGTTAAACCTGCAGTAGCTGGGGATTTTCCAGTTGTTCTGGTAATAGAAACAATATTACTCTTTACGTAATCATTTGTTTTGTGAGTAACATCAGTTTTTAGTAAAGTTCCAATAACAGTAACATTACTTTGGCTGGCAGTCAGACCTTTAAATGTGATTTGAGTTGCACCATATGTAAACTGGTCAGAAGTCAAAGATTCTGTAGTACCATTTGAATAGTGAATAGAATATCTTTCAGCATCAAATGATTGGAAGAATACACTATTAATACCAACAGAACCTCCTAAGAAATCTGCAACGCTAAGTGTCATTTGACCATTACTGTCAGTAGACTGTCCAGTAATTTGTCTTGTTATAGATAACTCTGCATCAGATAAATCTACAGAAGATACAGTAAATCTTGGAAGTTCTGCATAAAGACCAGATTGCTGTGAATTCAGAATCTTTGGAACCATCAATGAGAAGTTTGATTCACCGTTAGTTACATTATTGTTAAAAATTCCTGTAATAGAATTATTAGCTCCTTGCGCTAAATCCAATTCATTTCCAGTAGCATTAATTCCAGTAATAACGTTAAAGTTTGGATCAGATCCAGATGCATTTTGATATTTTAAGATTGCACCCGTTTTAATTCCAGTTACACCCGCAAAGAATCTTCCAGGAACTCGACCAGTATTGCTACCACTTACAATTAACTTATCATTCTTACTAAAGTCAGGTAAACCTTTTTCATACAGAATTGTATCTGCAATAAAGTCTCTTTGAATATTTGAATCAAGACCTGTTGAATCTTGATAAACAGATTTAATATCTTCTACAGTAAATTCTTCAACAGCAGTTACACCAAAGGTATACTCTTCAATTTCATTAACAATAACTTGTTCACCTCTCTGGAAAACACCAGAAGTTTGTGTCAAACTCATACATAAAGGACTTCTCTTACTATCAATATATCCCGTAGCACCACTAGAAAGACCTCTTACATATGAACCAAGAGGAATTACATTATTGTTGCTTATATTACTTGATACATAAACATCAGTATATGTCTGAACATCAAAAAGATACAAATCCCAGTTGGTTGTAGCACCTTCATACGCTGCGTCACTTACACCATACCAATAAATTCTGGCTTCACCAATCTTTCTACCAGTTCCTGCGTTATTTGTAGCAGTATTTCTTATCCTATCAAATAATTCAATTACATTATCGGATGTATTTTGTCCTGCTTGTGTTCCAATAGAAATATATGGAACACCAGTAACGTTATGAACTTTAAGAAGACTTCCCATTTGGAAGGGAACTCTAGTTTCTGCAATAGATTTAGTGGTTCTTGGTTTTGGGACATCAATAATAGTTGATCCAACCAAATCTACATCATATCCTTTAACATATGCAGTTCCTGCAGAAACCTTGATACACATCAAGTCGTCACTAGGACTATTTCCTTCATCAGTGAGCTGATTTTCTGCAAAAAGACCAGCACCACCAGTCTCATTATTCAAAGAATCTAAAACATCTACGGTAAAATTATCAACAGCATAGTTTCCAGATTCTTCAAAGGTTCTCTTGGCAAAGTAATCTTTAATAAAATTATATTCAGTCTTTGCTTCTAACTTTTTAATCTCACCATTATCAATTTTTACAAGTTCAATAAAGTTGGTATCGTTGAAATCTTGTAATCCTTTTTTGGTTAGTCTAGTGCTAAGTTTAAATCTATCTGCACCAGGTGCAGCAAAATTAGTAAATCCTTTAGCGTTATCATTCAGTGATATATCTTGATCAGAATTAACTACCTGCTCTAAAACTTCAAAACCAACTCTATATGATGGTTGATTATCATACAAATCAAGAACTATCTGTGTGTCTGGAACATCAACAAAATATCCTCTTATAAAATAAACGCCAGCAGCAACTCCTACGGAATATCCAATATTTGAGGCATCATTTGCCACCAAAGAAAGAATAGTATCTCCCGCATTTAAAGTAGTATTACCATAAGTTACGTTCTCTTCAATAAGTAATACTTCAGAGTTGGCAAAGAATTCAGTCTCACCATCTTCTGCTGATGTGTTATATTTTACAAAAAGCGTAATCTCTTCCGCATCTTCGTTTGGTGGGAGAACATATCCCTTAATTGTTGCAGTTATATCAGTATCTTGACCTCTTACCTCTGTACCTTTACCATCATTGGCATTGATAAGAGCATCTAGATAAATGCTAATATCTAGACCCAAATGAGTCTCATTTACCTTGATAGTAGTAAATTCATTATCACATGTGATTCCACCAGGAATCACCATAGAACCTTCTTTGAACATATGTGTTCCGAAGGACTCTATCTGATTCTGAAGAATAGATTGAAGACCTGTTAGTTCTCTTGCCTGAACGGGAAATCCAGGTTTGAAAAGAACCTTATAAAAATTATTATCCTTATCAAAATCATCATAGTAAGGATTTACGTTTAAGTTAGTCTTCTGTGGCATTTTTTAGAATTCCAGTATAATTTTAATGTCTTCTTTTTGTCTCAAGTTCCTAGCAATACTAGGTCTATTATCAAGATAAATTATTTGTCCTGACCCTTTATTTATTTCAGGAACGGACATGCCACTTGTGAAGTTAACACCAAGATTAATAAGTTTACTTCCTGTTGGATTTGTGGTTATGCCCGAAAAATTGAGATCTACGGAACCACTAAATGAAGATGATTGTCCAGTAATCAAATTAGCACTTGATTCAAAAGCGTAATTTCTACCATTAGTAGAAATACCCACATAATCTTGATGATCTAGAGTAGTTTGATTGAAATATAATGAACGGTCTTGTATATATTTAAGAACCTTTGTTTCAGAATCATAAGAAGAAACATATCCATATGCTTTTCCTACATTATTAGTAAGACTCTGTTCAATTTTTTCTCCAATTATAGGAGTTCCAGTAATTGATGAAAATTTTATAGAATTCAATCCACTAAAAGTTGCACCTGTAAAAATATTATTTGTTCCAACTGCTGTTGGATTTTTTACAATTGAAACTTGTGCAAAACTGGTATCAACTGGGAAATCTTTAGTTGAATCATCAAATCTAGCATAGATTAAAACTTTGTCAGAACCTAACTCCAAATAAACATCATCACCATGACCTTTAGATGGAGGAATTATTGGTATAAGTTTTGCGCTGGTGCCAGTTGTATTAGAGTTAATAGAACCAAGGTCTACAAGAGCATAAGAATAATCTTTTCCACCTGCAGTAACTACAGTTTTTGTAATTTTACCACTCTCAACATCAACTCTGACTTTTGCACCAGTTCCATCACCAATAATATTCATCTCTTGACTTAATCCACTGGCATAATTACCGCCAGCTTTGTCAATATAAACTGTTTTAATTTGATTGAGATTAGTATTTGAATTTGCAGAGTCTCTTACTGCTTGCACTTGAGTATCGGACGTTGTTGTCCAATCACTCGGTAAAGTAATATACTCTGTAGAATCAAATTTAACAATATCACTTGGAGAAACTGTGAATAAGTATTTCCAAATATATCCGTCACCACTGGTGCCAGCTCTAGTTGGTTCTAAATCTGTAAATGTTGGTTCATCTTGCGATACATTTCCTTTTGGATTGGTACCACTAGAACCATTCTCTATACAAATATAGACTCTAAAATCTGAATTAATTACATAATAATTTGCGTCATATAATCTTGCGGCATTAGTTAGTGGTGAGGGAGATTCGATACTGTAATCATCCCTATACATCTCATATCTACTTCCAGCAACCCAATCAACTCTTCTAACAATACGTTTAACATTTGCAGAAGATATTTTTTTACCAAACAATACAACATCACCAGCGTGTGTATTATTGGTTTGATTATCTAATGGTGCTGGTGGTGAAGTATTCCAATCAGAAGTTCTACCATATCCAGTAATAGTTGGATTTGGTAGACCTACAGTAATGTAATAAGAGTTGGACGTATTTTCAACCGATTCGACAAAATTGCCTGCATTCAGAATTCTAAATTGATCGGTAACAATAGCTGACATTGCTTATATGTTTTTTATGTATTTATATGGGGTTTATAATATAGTAAAACCAGAAGAATTTTCAGTTGCATCAGGACCATTTGATAATTTCCTTAATGCGCCACTACTCTTAAATCCAAAGTCTCTTCTTTGAATTGTTGGGAATGTAGATAATCCAGAATCAATTATGAGACCAGTTACTCCTATTGAAATTGGATTATTTCTAGTTATTGAACCACCTCCATTATATAATCTTCCCCAAGATAATTTACCTGCGGAAATTGTAGCACCAGGATTGTTGGGTAAATACAATCCTGTTGTCGCAATACCAACAATATTGGTATTTCCATGGATGTTACAAGTTATCCTACCTTTGTTTCCACTATTTGAAACAGCTTGTACCATATAAACAGCATCCAAGAAAGTTGTTCCAATACCAACGGTAGAACTATCATTTCCATCAACAGTAGTTACTCCGTGACCAACTGAAGTTTCATAGACATAGACTGGATATCCTGCAACCAAACTATTAGTTGCGCTAGAATTATTGGCAAAATCAATACGATCATAATCAATATTGAGTGCCATTCCACAATCACCAGTACCTGTAGTTGTACTAATTCCAGTAATAATACCAGTAAATCCTTCAATATTTACAATATTTTCAACCAATTCCTGTTTTCCTTTGGGAACTTCAACAATTGCTTGAGGAGGATTGATAACAGAATAACCAAAACCTATATTTGTGATAGTTGCAGAGTCAATAGAACCATTAACAATGCTTACAGTAGCAGTTGCAGTCGTACCAACACCAACACCAATATCTAAAGGTGCTGTAAATTTAACATCAAGCGTAGTACCAGAATAACCAGAACCAACATTATTAATTGTAAGAGCACTAATTGTTCCAGAAGCACCAACAGTTGCTGTGATTGCAGCAGAAACTGGATTTACTCCTTCTACAAGTAATCCTTTAAAAGAGTTAATTGAAATTGCATAGTTATTTTCTTCATAATTGAAGAATTGTGCGTTATCAACAAAAATTTGATCAGTGCTTGCATCAACATCACCAATTACCTTTGCTGTTGGAAGAATTCTTGGTTCAATAGAATCTCTTGTCTTATAAACAAAATCTCCCTTGACAAACTTATCAAGTTTTTGCTTAGTCCAACTGATTGGTTTGAAATCATTTTCATTGATACCTGGACCAAGATAGATATCAGTTTCAAGTGTATCTGCAGATAAAATATCAAAAATTGTTCTATCTCTATTCTGATCTTTTGTTAAATTAAAATTAGGATGCTTCTTAACCAGAACTTCATCACCAATTTTAAATGTTTCTTCAACATCAACAATAATGACATCAACACCATCTTGACCAAGATAGAAGAAAATATCAACCTTATCAGAATCTGATGGTGCCTGATCGAATAAGAAGGATGTTCCTCCTTCAAATACGTAAGAAGAACCAGGTTCTTGAAGAACACCATTAACAAAAATAACTAAAACTGCATTCAAATCAATCTCATTTGAAAGTGCATTATTAGGATCTAATTCAAAACTTAAGAGTTCACCTTGATAAATCAATGGGAATCTCTTTCTTGAACCATCTTGGAATGCTTCAATACTATCAATATAGTTCATTTCACCAAATGACCAAGATGACATTGAGTCATTGAAAATTTCAGTAACTTCGAGTTCAAAGTCTGAAATTGGTTCGCTCAGATGTGATGCCGTAACAAGACCAACTATTTTAAATACATCTCCAACCTGGAATGCATATCCATTTCTTCTAATGTTGAAAGACTCAACTTCGAAGAGAGTTGAACCAATGCCAACATTAGTTCCTGCAGCACCAATAGTAACATTCATCAACAGATTTTCACCTGTTGTTGTAGTTGCACCAACTCCAAGTCTTGATACGCCGACAACCTCCATATTTTCATATGTTGGTTCAGGAATTTGAATCCTTGGATTTACATATCCAGAACCACCATTATCAATACTAAAGATTAGTGTTCCACCTATACCAACCGTTGCAGAAATTTCTGCACCTGTTCCTGCACCACCACCAGGTCCAACATTGACCGTAATGGTATTTGTAGTTACTGAGGTAACTTCTGTAGTGATACCAGCAACTGGATCAGTTGCTCTTGGATATGGTTGTTCGGTAAAGAAATTATCTTCAGAACATGTGAAAATAATTCCACCAGTATCAATACCAATTTGATTACCAACTGTTAAACCATGAGATGGGATAGTTAACAAGAGTTTGCCAGTATGTGACGTATATTCTGCATCAGTTGCTGTGAATGTATCAGTTCCAGCAGAACCAACGAAGATTGAATCAGAAACAGAGCGTACAAATTTATGCTCAAATGCTAAATCAGTTACACCGATAGAAACAGGGTCTCTATATCCAGAACCATTGGAAAGTGAGAAGTGCTTAAATACACTACCAAATCCAACATAATTGTGAATAATTGTGCTAGGTCCGACCTGAACTGTCAGTTTATTAGCAGAAAGAATATTTACAATATCAAAAGAACGATCATGATCTGGGAATATTGTTGTGGTTATACCAGTGTATGCTTGAGAACATGTGAAGTGAAGTCCAACCAATTGAACTCTTTCTCCACCCTTAAGATAGTGATTTGAACTAGTTTCAATTTCAATAACACCAGTAATATTATTGTAATCTGCAGTTGTGATTCCTACAGGTTTACGATAAGTATTGACACCAACAATATCTGTAATTGTACCATTTGTTAAATCTGCCTTTACTTTTGCACCATGAAGTGGTGCATATCCAAGACCTGGTGTTGAACCAAGGGAAACAATCAGTCCACCTCTTGGTAATTGATTTTGATTAATATCAAATTCAGACTGAATATAAGAACCGTTTTCCGAAGTAATACCAGAGAATACTACACTAGAAATACCTAAAGCACTTGAGTTTTCAAATTGATAATTATTACCAAGATTATTAATAGTAGTTGGTGTTTGGAAAACACCGTTCAAGAATAAAATTCCATTACCAATATCAACACCTGTTGTATCTGCACCACCAACTTTCATTGTGAAAGTTTGACCAACTCCAGTGAATTGATTTGAAATATCATCAAATACCATATTGGTATCATAATTAGATCTCAAGAAAGTTCTTCCAGAGAATTCTGAAGTTACGAATGGAAGATTACTCTCATCCCTTCTTGTTCTAGCACTTCCAGTAGGAGGATCAGTAAAGTGTACTTTAGAACCTACAATATTGAATGAACCCCTGTATATCTGTACAGTTGCACCATCATTATGTGGAGCGGCAGTAGATCCAACAGATGCTCTGACAACAGATACAGTATTAAATGTTGCTGCAGATCCTGCTTGAATGATTCCGTTGATTGGACCAAGAAGTTCACCTGCAACGTTGGTGCTAAGACCAACTTCAACAACCTTCATATATTCATCATCAATTCTGAGTAAATCTCTTGGTTGAATAGAGGAAATACCACTAATATTGAAAGTTGAAAGTCCTACTGGAATTGTTCCAACTCCAGCAACATTAAAGAATCCATTATTTTCAAGAATATGTGAAACTGGAGTAAATGTAATTGGTTGTTGAACAATACCATCAAGACCAATTACTGTTTTAGATAGTTTCTTGGTAAATTCAAGTTTGTGTGCATTACCTTCACCAAGATTGGTGAAAGTTACCGCAATTCCAGCCTCTGCAAATTCTTTAGTTGTTGCCAATCGGAAAGTGTTCGAATTAGTAACAATCGGATAAACCCTTTCTGGAAGTTGATCTACAACAACACCAAGATAGTTTGAAGTTTCTCCAATACCAACCTCAGACTTTCCAACACCAACGAATGTTGTTCCTGGAGTATAAATCAGTTCTTCTGCAGTATTGAAGAAGTGATTATTAATTGTAAATGTTCCTGTTACTGGATCAAGAACATTTGTATCTGCAGGATTGAAGACCTTTTCATAGATAGGAACACCTTCGTGTCTCAAATTAAATGCAGTCTTACTTGCTCTACTTCCATTGAAAGCATCAAAGGAAGAAAGGAACATATCCTGCTGAAGTGAATTGTATGTTAGAGTATTTGGTACGTTATCAAAATCACTTAAGGTATAGAATACTTCGTTGAATGATTGGGTTGTGTAATTTGCAGAACTATCATCTGGGTAGAAATTAACAAAGAAATCATTACCTCTAATCTTACCACCAAATGTACCTAATCCAGCAGCACCAGCAGTTGCTACAAATGCTCCAGGAATAACAGTAACTTGAGAACCATCACATAAAGCAGTTACCTGATGTAATGCAGAACTTGAACCAACAGAAACTCTAACGATTGATGAAACTGAAGATATAACGCTCTTATTGTATTCTGCAATGGTTGTGATACCCGCATGAGTATCGGATACACAATCAAGGAGAGCACTTCTTTCAGATGTTGCAGGTTGACCAGTTCTTAAGAATCTGTAAGTATCATCTGCTCCAGACTGCGTAAACTCAATAATATTTGAGCGAACATCATAAGTAGAAGTCTCAATACCAGGATTCTTAACACTAACAGTAATGATTCCCACACCATCATATATTGCAGTTATAATACCGACATTTGAAGAACTATATGAGAGTGTATTAGAATCAAAGTAATATTCACTAAGATAAGTATCTGTCCCATCAAAATCAATAAATGCTTCAATATTTACAAAGTCTCCCAAATCAAATCTGTTAATCATCTCAAAACTTACAAAAGCAGCATTGAAATTTGAAGAATCAATTTCATATAATGCTTTTTCACTAGATGCAGTTCCTACACTAGTAATACCAAGAACGTTTGAATTGACTAGATCAATTGAACCAACAGTTTGAGTTCCAATTCCTGCAAAAGAGTTTGAATATCTCTTCTTAAGAATCTTGATATCTAAATCAGTATTAAAAGGATCTGTTGGTGTAAAGAGTAAAGTTTTAATTTCATTTTGAATATTAAGACTAAATTCTCCAAGTTTTTGATTAGTGTTTGTAGACAGTCCTGCAGAAACTGCAAGATTCTTTTCAAAGAGATAGGAATCGAGAGATGTTGTTTGTGCGATCAACTCTGAAAGTTGAACATCCAGAGTGTCTGGATTTACGACTTGAATCAAATACTTGACATTTGTGTCAGCGATATTAATCTCTTCAATTTCTATAGAATTTCCTTGGAATCCTTTACTAGAGAACTGACCACTGATGTCATCATGAATAAGAACTCTATTAGTTCTACATTCTGTATAATTTGCTAATTTTCTGTTACCAAGTTTGAGGAATTTAGATTGATCGGCACCAGAAGTGTTTTTTCTAACATCATCATCAACTGCAACATCAAAATTATTAATTGTCCAAACTTTAGACTCACTAAAAACATCAAGAACACTTATTGCTTTAGTAGTTCCTGCTAATCCAACTCCACTATCTACTGCTGATGTGATACCAACATCAGCAAAATTCTT